TAGAGTGTTTGTTCCCGCCGGGATGAGGGAATGTAAATAACAAACTGCACCCGGAGAAGTTCCTTCCAAGTTGCTTTCGGACAGGGGTTCGATTCCCCTCGCCTCCACCAATGGGGAGCCAGACGAACCCCGCCACCATCTATTTCGTTGGTGCGGTGTTCGTCCTGGCCATGCCCCTCCCCAAAAATTGAAGATTGCCACCCGGCTCCGGCTGGGTGGCTTTTCATTTGCTGGTAATTTGCCGCTTATCAACATCGATGTTCGTAAAGAAACGCACGGAGGCCTTTTTCGGGGTCTACCGTGCGTTTTTTGCCTATTTATGATCGTTAGCCTATTTGCCGGTCACTTGCTCCGGCTCCGGCTCGATGATGTCCTCGATGTGGCACCCCAGCGCCTGGGCCACCTTTTGCAGCACATAGACATCTCTGGGGATGCGGGTTCTCTTGCCCCAGGCTTCAAGTGTCCGAACCGGGACGCCGCTTTTCCGGCTGAGTTCCGCTCTGGTGATACCCAGTTCAATGCACCGCTTGTCGATGGGTGTCATGTCCTCTCTCATGGTCATTCTTCTCATGGCATTCGCCTCCTTTGTCCCCTCCATTATAATGCGTGTGTGTGGTTTCGTCAATCTGTCAATATTACCATACATACGCATTGTTATTTGTGTATGTTAGCCACTTGAAAACACTACGCTTGTATGGTAATATTAAGTCAACCTAAAGGACGGAGGAAATGAAAATGAAGAATGTTCTGGCTGATCTTTTGAAGGATAAGGGTTTCACCGAGCGCCCCATCGAGAGCGAAATGCTCAAGCAGTGCAATGGCCTGATCCTCCAGCGGGACTGGACAAAAGAGATCGAGGTGGCGTTCTATGGCAAGCGTACCGAGAACTACTCCGTCCGGGTGTTCATCAATCAGGATTCCGGCATCTGCCATGTAAGCTACCAGCAGGGTGGTCGGGAATACAAGAGCCGCTGGTATGATACCACCGGCAAGCGCACCTATAACGCAATCGTGGAAACTGCCCGCTGCGCCGGGTACGAAGTGTAAGGAGGATTTGATCATGGCTTTTGTGGCTCCGATGGAAACTTGGGAGATCGTGGGCGGCGGGTTGCCGCCACTCCGGGTGAGGGCGAGATCGTTCAGCGATGCCCTGGCAAGGGCGAAGGCTGTAAACCCCGGCTACTGTGGCGGGTACATCGTAGAGGAGGACTGAGGTATGAGAGAGCGTTGGCTGGTATTCTACAACGGCAAGAAGGAACTTGCCGCCATCACTCTCCGGGGTTCTTTCCCCGGTGAAGTCGAGGCTACGGTGGATCTACTTGCCGGGGAGCATGGCATTCCGAAGGAGGCCATTCGTGTGGCCTGTGAAATGAGAGGGGGTTCCAAAGATGAAGCTGGTAAATGACAAGGGCGAGGCCGTCTACTACAATCCCGTGGTGAAGAACGGCAAGGATCAATTTATCATTAAGGGCATCGGTACCACGATGGTCATTGGCCGGGATCGGCAGAAGCTGAAAAGCCGCACCTTTACCCAAGAGCGGCAAGCTACAGCGTATCTGGAGCGGCATGGCTTTAAGGCGGCGTACTGAGGCCGCTGGGCGGCGGGGCGTTTCTTCCTTGTGAAGATGCGCCCCCTCTTTTTATGTCCAGAGTTTTTTCCATTGGAAAAAAGACGGCCACAAGGCGGCGGGGGTGTCTGTTTACCTTACCGCACTTAAAAGGCCGCTACGGGGCGTTCAGGGCGGCTCTGGGGGCAAAGCAAAGAACAGGCGCAGAGTGCGCCTGTTCCGCATTTTTCAGAAGGTGCTTTTAGACCTTTTTGGTGTAGGACAGCTTGATCCAGCCAGCGCCGGACTTCAGCTTGCCCCAGCCGTCCTGTTCCTGAACGATGGTATAAACGCCCTTGTCCCGAATGGTGGTAGAGATGCCATAGTTGGTACCGGGGCCTCTGCGAACATTCAGGGCGGTGGCGGTGACCTTGACCAGATAAGGCACGGCTGCGGGTTCCTCCTTGGGGACCGTGGTGCCGTTGGCCTGTGCCTCTGCCACATCGATCCAGCCGGTGACCTGTCCGGCCACGCCGACCCGGTTCTTGCTGTTGGTGATCCGCACTCTGCCCTTGACCACCTCATCCGACCAGATGTAGAAGGTGCCGGTCTTGTAGCCGGATGCGGTCTTGGCGGTGGAAGATCTGAAGAGCGGGGTCTTGGACAGCTTCAGGGCGGTACCCGCCTTGATGGCCACGGCCTCATCGGTGCTGGGGGCGGATTCCTCCTTGGGGGCGGTGCCACCGAGCCGCTTGGTGACCTCTGCGGCGATTTCATCGTGGCGGTCATACAGATACTGGCCGGGACAGGCCTTGTTTGCAAACCAGCGGTGAACGGTCAGGAGCAGTTCGTTGTCCTTGGGGGTGTAGGCCAGCGCCTTGGTCTTGTCTGCGATCCAGACCACCTTGGTCTTGCCGTTGCGCTTGCAGATGTCGGTCAGCAGATCGAGCAGGGCGGCATAGGCCTTGGCGTTCACGGCGTAGGGGTGGGTGGTGTCGCTGGCCACCTCGATGGTGATTGCCCGGTTATCGTTATCACTGGAGGAAGTACACCAGCTGCGGTCTTTTTCCTCGCAGTACATACCGATCTTGCCGTCATAGCCTACGCCGTAGTTGCTGGAGGCCTGGCGGCTGGTGGGGGCGAATACCTGACCGATGGTTTCCACGCTGCACTGACCCACCACGCAGTGAATGCTGGCTCTGGTGATGGGGTACTTGCGGTTGACGGTCTTGTTCGGACTGATTCTGGTATAGGCTACCAGAGGGCTGTTGGTGTATGCCATAGCTTATTCCTCCCCTTTGTTGTTGGAGAGTTCAGCCTCAGTTTCAGCGGTTGCGACCTCTCCATTCTTCTTGGCGATCTCGACCACGGTGGGTTCTTTCTTGTTTTCAGGCATGATGGATTCTCCTTTCTCAGCCTACTGCTTCATCGGCATCGGTGTCCGGCTCCGAATTGGCGGAGTCATCATCGGTGCCTTTCTTCTTGCGTTCTGCCCACTTCAAAAATCCCAGCACCCCGGCCTCTCCACCCGCAAAGGCGAAGAAGGCCGTGATCAGGGTGTCCGGGGTACCGCCTGTGATGCAGAAGATCACCGTCATGGCCACGGTGAAGGTGGCCACGGAGATAAGCACCAGGGCGATGACCACCTTGGAGAAGCGGGGGGCCGTCCGCTTCTCCGTGGCCTTTTTCTCACTACTCGCTGTCGGCTTCATCAGCCAGAACCCCTACGATTTCGCCCACCGCATTGTCCAATTCCAAGACGGCGGATTCGATCAGTGCATCGATCTCCGGGGTTACCTTGATGCCCTTGTTCTCCAAAAGGCGGATGACATGAGCCTTCTTGTTGGCCTTGGGGATCGTGCCGACATCGCCCAGCTTCTCAGCTGCCTGGACGAACTTCTTCACGGTATCGTACAGGTGCTTTTCCTTGAGCCAGGGAATGACGGCGGTCTTGATGTAGTAGGTTGCGATGCCGATGGCGGCAATGATGGCCACTTCGGCAAAGCCGGAGATAGCCTGAAGGATGATTTCATTCATAGCGTTTCTTCCTTTCTTCAGCATCGGCCAGGAAGTCGTGCTTCTGGAGGCGCTCATCGTATACACGCTCGATGTTGGCGATGGCGTGGACGGCACGGCTATTCTTGTAGTGAGGGTGGGTGTCGCAGTAGTCCTCATAGGCATCCTTTTTGGCGAGGATGTCGATGAATTCCTCCTTTGTGTGCGGGATGTCCCGAAGCAGTTCATTGTTGAACTTCAGGATCGCCGCTCTCACCCTGTCGGCCTCCCTCTGGTCATCCTGGTCGATATGGGTTTCCAGTTTCTCTTTGGTTTCTTTCTGTGCTGTTTCCACTTGGTTCAGTTTCTCCAGCACATCGGCGTTCAGCAATCTGCCGAGCGAAGCCACGCCTTTCTTCAGACCTCTGCCGATGGCCGACCAAGGATTGACCTTTAACGGCGAGATCTGAATTAGGGTCAGGAGGAGGAGAAATCCGCCGCCTCCCCCGACCAGAAGTTCTTCGAGGTTCATGGTGGCACCTCCTACTCGATTTGTGATTGCAGGGCGGCGGCTTCATTGATGCGCCCTACGCACGGGAGGCTGTCCAGTTCATCCGCAGAGATGTGCTGCGCCAAGAGCCGAAATAGTTCGGTGATGGTTTCGCTCTGAATGCGGATGATCTGGTCCTGGGCCTCCACGATCTGCACAAGGTTGGCGGACTTACTCATCGGCGGAACCGGGATAGGTTTCGCCGGTGATGGTTTCGTAGTCCTCCGGGGTGATGGTGCCTTTCTCGACCCTCTCAGCGATATCTTCCTTGGTCAGGGAACCCTTGTTGTAGAGCCGGGTCAGGCTCTTGATCAGTGTACTGGATGCCATAATTACAGAACTCCTTCCTCGATCAGCTGCATGGTGTAATCGTCGATAGCCTTGGTGGTGTCGATTTCCTCAATGGAAACCAGCATCTGGTATTCGGAGACGCTGATCTCACGGCTCATGCACTCGTACTCGGTGTATGCCTCCGTTCCGGCGATCTCATCTGCCTCATGCTCCACCTTGGTGATGTCCTTGCGCTGAATGTACAGACCGGGGGCGATGATCTGCAATTCAGCAGGCTGCTCCGAGCAGCGCTCTTTGGTCCATTCGGTCATGATGGTTTTTCCTCCTTTGGATTTTAGAAATGATGTGCTTTAGCTTGCGGATTTCCACAAAGGGTTTGATGCGCTCTTTGTAGCAGTCATAGGTGTCGGTGCAGCTGAACCACCCCATGTATGAAAGCATGGCGGATACATGGCGCTTGAAGAACTTCTTTCCCGCTGCCGCCGTCCGGCTCATCCGGCCAGCCAGCCGGGTTGCCTTGAGCATGATCCTCTTGCGGATCACGGTGCGGTTTCTGAAGAACAAAAATCCCATGAAGTCCAGCGGCCTACCTATTGTCCGCTTCTTGCTTTGGTACCAGAACTTGCAAACCTGTGCGGTGCGTTTCAGCTTCAGCCGGAACCGCCGCCCCAGAAGGATGCGGATTTCCCGCACGGCGTTGTGGAGGACTTTCTTGTTCTGGTGATGCAGATCCATGTCATCCATATACCTCATGTACTTCGTGATGCCGAGGGTTTTCGTCACCAGCCTGTCCAGCGGCTCCAAGAGGTAGTTGGCCAGCCATTGTGAAATGTAAAAGCCGAGCGGGATGCCTCTCTTGAAGTCCTTTAGGCAGAGCCAGATGATGTAGAGAAACCATTCGTCTTTGATGCGGATCGCCAGTTCCCGCATCAGGATGTCCAATCGGATATTGTCATAGAAGTGCCGGATGTCTATCTTGGCGAAGTTCCGGGTACCCTTGGGGTCGGAGCGCAGCCACTTTTCAATCTGCTTCTTTCCGAAGTGAGCGCCTCTCTTTGGAAAGCTGCCGCAGCTGAAGCGGTACGCCGTGGCCCGGATGATCGGCTCCAGCACCTGAACGATGATGTGGTGGAGCCATTGCTCATGGATCTCCGGCATATAGATTGTGCGGTACTTGCCGTGTTCGTAGATCACCTTGGGTGTTCTCTTATGCGGCTGGTACGCCAGTTCCGGGTGGGGAACCTCTACGCCGGGTGGTTTGGTGTTGATGATCATTTCACGCATCTTTTGGACTTCTTCGTCCAGATGCGCATCGATGTACTGGATTTCCTTTCGGCGGGTCTTGCCTTTGCGTAGCTTGCGGTAAGCCTTGCGGATCAGATCCTCGGAAAGCATTTTTTGATACAGATACTTGTACTCTTTATGGCCGGGTTCTCGCTTGCTCATGATGTACTCCTATGGGATATTTTTTCTTCTATCTCCTGCGGGTGGCAAGTTCGACCGCTCAACCACCCGCCCTGTATCGGAACCATTTCCACTCCCCAGACCAGTAATGGCGGATAAACGGTATTTCAACCGTCAGCGGTGTAGGAAGTATGGCAGCATTCTGTGAAGGTCTTTGGGTTGATAGAACCAGGCCGAGCCGATGTTCCAGTTGGCATTCCCAGCGGTGTTGTTGACATTCAAGCACCGACCACCATCATTGGAGCCGTTGTTGCAATTACCGAACCGAAGGGCAACCGCCCGGAGAGGCGCTGCCATACTCCCCTTATTCAATTATTCCGATTTTCTTTTTCCTGTGGGTTCTTGCTGGCCTTACGCCCCTGGGGGAGTTGCGCCTTACGGCGCACCCCCAGACCCCCCAGGCGTTGCGGTTACACCGCCACGCCGACAGGTGGCAAGAGAAGCAAGGCCGAGCCGATGCTCCAGTCGGCACCCCCAGCGGAGTCGCCGACAAACAAGCACCGACCACCAGCATTGGAGCCGTGGCTGCAAATACCGAACCGAAGGGCAACCGCCGTGAAGGTGGCCTGAGATGCACTTCTGTAGAGACCATCGCATCCTCCGGTGCTGGTACTGCCGCTGTAGGGCGCTACCGGGAAGTGTCCGAAGCCGGGGATGGT